GTTTAGAATTAAATGTAGTCCAATCTGTAGAAGTTAAATATCCGTTCACAGAAGTTGTTGCAGCCGGTATACTTATTGTATTTGTTGCTCTGCTTAATGGAGAAGAAAATGTCAAAGCAGATTCTTTACTATTAAATGTACTCCAATCTGCCGATGATAATGCACCACGATTTGTTGCTGATGCCGTAGGTAGGTTAAATGTATGTATATCTGTTAAAGAACTAATTGCAAAATCAGTTCCTGCTGTTCCTACAGCAAGATATTGGGTGTTAGCAGTAAGTCCGTTTAGTGCTGCAATACCACCTGCAAAGGTTGTGATTATCTCGCACAGATGACTATTCTCTGTATGTAATCTTGCTGTTCTGCCACCGCTATTATCTACTATATAAACCCTAATAGCTAACCTGTCAGAAGTTAATAACACTGTTTCGGGCACTGCTAAAGAAGTGAGGTATAAATCTATTGTAGTGCCTCCTGTAATTTGTTCAGCTACAGCAGATGAACTTGCAATGCTTGTGAAAGTTGTACCATCATATTTTAATAGTTCAACATAAAATTTAGCATTGCCACCACTCGAACTAACATTGAAATACATCTCAAAGTTCCACGCACCGCCCGGAATCAATAATCTATTTGGATTAGCTACATCAGTTAAGAACTGTGCAATCAATCCATTTCCAACTAAAGCAAAGTCTGTTCCTGCACCAATGACAGCACTATTTGCCATCTGCTGATATCCTGCAACACTTGCTGCAACACTACCATTTAAATAATAATTAACAGAAGAACCGCCACTTGAACCACTTGGTAAGGTTGCTAATTGACCATCTCCACGAATATATTGAGAAGAAGTACCGACTGCTGTTACCGCTAAAGTACCGCTTGATGTAATTGGTGTATTGGCAACAGAAAAAGCTACAGGCATTGAAAGACCTACAGAAGTAACTGTTCCTACAGACCAACTTCTATTTGCACTTAAATCATAAGTAGTTCCATTGATGGTTAATGTAGTTGCCGTTGTAACATAATTACCTTCTGCTTCATATTGAGGAACATTTAATGTGTTACCTATTAAGGTTGCAGCACCACTTGTTCCTGTTGTAGTTAGAGTTAAAGTACCTTGCTTGTTATTAAAAGTATTCCAATCAGTAGAACTCAAATAACCATCTCCACTTGCACTTGATTGCGTTATGCCAATAGTACCGGATGCAGTTATTGTGCCACCTGTAATTGGTGCTGATGTTGCAATACTTGTAACTGTTCCTACATTTGAATCAACACTATTAATTGTGAATGAAGGATAAGTGCCACTTATTGATGTTGTGCCTGTACCCGTTAAGCTAACTATTTGGTCTGGGGCAGTATTTGTAACCGTTATATTTCCGCTTGATGTAACCGGACCTCCACTTACTGCAATACCTGTACCAGAAATTAAACCTACTGAAGTAACCGTTCCATCGAATTGGTCTTCGCTGTTAATAGTAAAGTTAGGGTAAGTTCCCGATATGCTCGTAGTACCCGTACCCGTTAAAGAAACAACTTGGTCGGGTGCAGTATTAGTAATTAATAAAGTTCCAGATGAAGTAATTGGTCCACCGCTTACACTTATTCCACTAACTCCAGAAGCATTAATACTTGTAACAGTTCCTACTGCATTGTTAATCCAAAGAGTATCATAATTTGTAGAAGAATTTTTAGCAAGTATCTGACCAGAAGTACCGCCTACAGGAACACCTTGACCTGCAGGACCGGGTAAACCTGTCTGTGCTATTAATACAATTTGGTCCGTTACATTTACCTCAATAGGGTTTTCAGTAATATTAATGTCAACCTGCTGTTCTGTAGGTGTTACCTCAACTATATTATCTGTAATGTTTATTTCTATACTCATTGTGCTTGATTGATGTTTTCATAAACGATAAAATCTCCCCATAAGTAAGTCTTTATCGTTCCATCAGCATAAGTAATTTTTAAATCCCATATATAATTGCCTTTGTCTAAAGGTACTATTTTACTGATGCTTACATTATTATTTGAAGCACCAAGAATAGTAATTCCACTTCCATTAGTTGCTGTAAATAATGCAGCAGAAGTAGAGCATCCTTTATATACCGATACCAAAACAGTAGCAGTAGATAAATTAATTGCTACATCATTTAAAGTAAATGCAAAAACTTCTTGCCAAGTATTACCTTTAACAATATCTATGTCAAAACTTGCCGGTTTAAAATCTGAGTTCATATTAGGTTGGTATTATACATCTGTTATTTAATGAAGGTAGCGTTATGTTTAAGTTTATACTAACCCCTGCAAGATAGTCTGGAGAATCTTCTCTAAAATAAGTTAAGGTTATTGTATCTCCTGTAACCCATTCTGTTGTAGGATTCCTAAATTCTGCCACAATATCTTGTGCAATTAAGTTAGTATCTGAAAGAACTTCTAAAGCATCCGTTTCAACCAGATGCCTATCTAATATATAAATGTTGAAAGTGTAGTTTATTTGCTTTTGACTAATAGAAGCATCCCCCATATCAAAGAACATAGCAGGATAGACAACATCGTTATCATCTAACTTGTCGCTGAACTCGCCGAAGTACACAGTCTTTATCTGTGGGTGCGTTTCTCCGTAGTTCTTTATCTGTGTTATGATTTGATTTAAGGTCATTTTTTTTAAGATATGTTTTTAACTTCTTTTGGTTTTTTAAGTTAGCTTGTTTGCTCATTCATTTAGTTTTAGTCCAAACAGCAAGGAGGGTTATTTCCTTGATAAATATCTCTATACAAAGGTTTTTTGTCGAATGGTCCACAGCATCCATCATCCCCTAACCATATACTTGCCCTGTAAGCATCGTTATCTGGCTTTATTGCATCTATACCACTACCAAAGTTTAGGTATTGTGGGTATAAATTCTGATTCTCTTTTAAGTATTTGATTAGTCTTTGCTTGTAGAACTCTGCCCTTGACCTATATCTATTGCTAATATCTATCAAGTCCTGCATAGAAGGCAGTTCAGTATTGTCTGAACTTTTCCTAACAAGACCTTTGTTATAAAACTGATAACTCAAACCCTGTGGTAATTCAGATAGCACATAATTAATAAGTGTATCTGATATATATCCACTAAGTAAAGTTTCTTCATCACAAGTTAGGTTGCCACATTCAAGACCATCTTGCAGTCTTAAATACAAAGCACTACCCAAGGCAGGATGAATAAACATATCCTGTGCCGTTTTAATCTCTGGCTTAATAAGTTTCTCATCTACATTATTGTGCAGACCGCTTAGTTCTTTAATTGAATCTACTGATATAAAAAGTATATTTGCACTCATTTTATTTACGTGTTACAATATTTGATTTCCACAAGTGTCTACAAAAGTTTCTGTGGTTATTAGTTCCCGGTAAAGTGTACCATCCACCACCTCTGGTAAATACATCATAACCAAGCCTTGCACTCATAGCTTCAATCTCTGACCTGCTATAAAGTTTATTTGTAGTTTTAAAGTATTTACAAAACTGCCTTGAAGTACTTAAATCAGAATCATTAAACCCCTGCCTCCACTCATAAGAATATCTTATAAGAAATTCAGTAGTCGAAGGTTTAATTTTTTCTACTATCTCACTAATTGGTGCAGTTAGTTTCCTTTCTATAATTTCACTTTCATCATAGCCTTCGCCAATGGTAGTGATTTTAGAGCTTATAAAGCCTTTCTTTTCTAAGTCTGTTAGTATTCGTTTAACCACTCCCACATCTTCCTTTAATGTGTCTGCAATAACCTCTGGTGTGATTCTTTTATCCTTTGTTATTAGGTCAAGAACATTTGATTGAAGCTGTGTAACATCTGCAAATAATTCTACATCTGCAAAGTGTTCTTTTTGTTTCCAAATATGGAAACTTTCTTTACTATCTCCGAATCCATCAAGGTCTGCAAAATTAAATTGCTCTGATAGTTCTACAGGGTTTACTTCTGGTGCAGATTGATATTTAGTCATATCTATACCTGCTTTTTCAAGTAGCCACTCTTTAGGTGCTATCTGTAAAAGTATTGTTTCACTCAATTCAATTCCTATAGGTTCTGTAGGTATTAGTTTTAAATCTTCTTCATATCCGGCATATCCTGCTAACATATTAAAGTTAGCTTCCAAGAACATTTGCTTACTATTAACGTAAGTATTTTTAAATATCTCGTACCCATCACGCATCTCACTGCGACTTCCAAGACTTCCTGCCTGTGCAATACCAAAAATTGAAGGAGTAGTTATCTGATGTGCAGAAAATATATTAGTCTGGATGATAGTATCTACATTACTAAAATCTTCTTTAGTCAAATCACTTTGCCCCAAATCATCAACGATTGGTTTTCTTGAAGCATCGTTAACAAAAGCTAACATATACTTTATACCATCTGCACCTGTATAAGTATTTTTAAATTTCTTATGTATTACATTCTGCTCATCTGGAGAAGGTTCGCCATTGGGTAGTGTGATTAACTTACTTGCACTAAATCCTGTCTTGGCATTACCTAAAATATGTTTAGATACTTCTATATCTGATTCAACATAATTTAACCCACCGAAATAACCCGGTAAGGTGTAGGTTTCCATATTAGGACGATACTCTTTTAGATACAATATCTGTTTACCTGTTGGGTTTCTTGGTTCAAAAGCAGGGTAAACCTCATATTTTTCTTTAGCATCTTTCCAATCTTTTTTATACCAGAACTGTGTGTTGTCTTTATTCGTTCTGAACTTAGTATAATCACAATGCCACACCTCTGCTATCTTGCCACTTGTAGACCATATAATCTCTAAATAAGCACCTCCGAATATTTCAATATCCAAAGATACCTTTCTTGTAACATCATCTAAATTTTCGCTTCTATTAGGGTTATTAACGAACCCTTCTGCACCCTTCCATCCATTACCTGTAATGTAATGAACTTTAGATTTAATAATAGATTGGTGCTTACCAGACTTGTTGTAAAGTTCTACCAAATAATTTGGGTAGTCGTTCCTGTGTCCGTACTGTATATATCCTTCGCCCCTCTTTTCAATATATTCAGGCTGTTTTGCTTCAGCAAATTGTACTACGAAAAAGTTGTTCATTGTCTTATTTTAAATTTATCAGAAGGACTATATTCTGTATAAATAGTTTCCGGTTCGCTTAATATCATTACACCACTTTCTAACAAATTAAGTCCTGTTACATCTGTGTTCTGTGTACTTGTTTGCTCATATACAGAATAACCCCATTGTCCATTTAGCTTTGTCGAAAAGTAAGAATCTACCTTTATACTAAACTTATTAAACCTTTCTTTATACAATGATAAATCTTTAGCATTGGTCAATATAAATTTAACATCATAGTTAGTAGTCCTATTCGTAAACACAAATAAATAGTTAGGTGCAGATAATAACTGCTTTTCTGTAAGAGTTAAAATAACATTTGCAGTAGTTCCTTTGATTAGTTGTATCACACTTATAAATGTTCTTATTGATGGAATTTAACAAAAATGCCCCACCATAAAGGCAGGGCATCCACATAATTCATTTAACCACTAAGAACCCGGAGTTTGTAAGGCTGCAGCAACAGTAGAATTTACCTCTGGTGCAAGGGCATCTTCTTTACCTGTAAAGGTTAAAGTGTAACCGCTTCTATCGCCTTCAGCAGCACCACTCTGTGATGAACCTGCTGTAATGTCAAGACCTCTTTTAAGACCAAGAAACCAATACTTGCCGTTGTTATCTTTAGCGACAACATCTAAAAGATTCTTCGCTAACAAAAGGATTTCATTCCTTGTATTAGCTTGAAGTTTGTTTAAAATAATTGTTAGTTCTTGTTGATAAAATATAGTTCCATTCTCAACAGAAGCATTAATATTCTCAACAAAACTTGAAGTACCTTTAACTAATTCATATTTGTAAAATCTTTTTCCAGAACCTTTAACAAGTGCAGTAATAACACCACTTGCTTCTGTATAAGATGTTACATCTGCTGATGCAATAAAGTAAACTTCGGTGATACCACCTAAAGAATCTTTACAGTCTAAGACGTAATTTTGAGTTAAAGCACAAGCCATAGTTGTATATTTAAAGGGGGCTTTTTACACCCCCATTATTAATTAAAGTGCGAAGAAAGCAATCTCATCCGGGAAGGCTATGTTTACGCCAATTTTAAATTTGCATACAAACCTTACGATGTCAGCTTCTTTAGCATAGAACAACTCAAACTTTTCTTCTTCGTTAAGCAAGTCAGTTCCCAAGAACATATTGCTCAATCTCAAAGCATAAACTTTGTTAGTTCCGTTAAGACCTTGAACAGCTACTACTTTAATAAGTGTACCCGGAAGTACAAATTCAGAATCAGCTTTTACATCAATAGAGTAATGGAACTGATTTGCATTTTTAAGAGCAATAGTGTAAGTTCTGAAAAGGTCTTGACCACAGAAGATAGTCATATCATCTTCAGCAACAACTGCTGAAGGGATAGCCTTGTAAACTGCATCAAATACTGCGATTACGTTAGCAGCAGTGATTGAAGCTACAGGTCCACCAGAGATATAAGCAGCATCGTTAGCAGCTACAGAAGCAGATGCATCAGCAATCAACTTAATCAATCCGTTGAACTTGTTTAGGTTACCATTTGCAGAACCTGTGTTACCATTCCATAGTGCAATTTCAATTTGAGATGCAATTCTCTTAGCTTTCTTTTCAGAAAATTCTTGCTCAAAAGGAATGCTGTCATACATAGAACCGGTAGGAAGTGCTTTTTGCAAGTACTTCGCTTCAAGGTCAGCAGGACAGATAGCTTCCATAACTGCAATCTTACCTACAGTTACAGTACGCTGTGTGAATGAAGTTGTACCAGATGCGTTAAATCCGCAAGTACCACCTGCTTGAAAAAAAGCATCGGTGTCCATAATATTAATGGTTTCAGAAGATTTAACTCCTACCATTACGTTACCTGCACTCTTAATAAGAGAAGCAGTCTTAGCACCAAGTACAGAAGAAGTAACGAGCAATGCTTCGTTTTGTTCTGTATAGTCAGCCAATGAAGATACATTAAATGCCATTTTATTTAGTTTTTATTGTTTAAAATTGCGTTACGATATTTATT